AGCACAATTTAAAACAACATCATAATCTTTTAGATCAACATTTTTATAATCTTTGTATGATACTGAAAAGAAATTTGAATGTCTTGATAGGTATTGAGATATAAAACTATTTTTACCTACTATTAAGACTTTCGCCACGGCAGTTCTCCATTGAAATGTTGTTCAACAAGTTTATTATTATGTTTAAAGAAGTCAGATTGCACCACATTAGTTCCACCACCCATACGATAGTTTACTGTATATTGGCTTGTGGTGTTAAACTTTTTAAAGGAATCAAATAGACACATCAAGAATTTTCTATCTTGTCCCCATCCACCATGCCAGTTAGATGCAACTTGAACCGCACGATCTGTTCTAATACAGTAACAGTTTGTATCCACATGAGCATATCCCATAATTGGCCATTGGGGACCTAATGATTCACAGTTATCTTGACATGCAAATTCACCATTCTGTTCATATATATTTCTGAGAGAATAACACCAGTCTAAATTGTTCTCTTCAATCGTCTTGACACAAGATTCAACATGATTGGGTTCTAACCAACAATCTTGATCTAGATAAAGAACGTAATCAGTATTGATTAGATGAGTAAATGCAGCATAGACCCTATGACCATAGAATCCATTTGCACCTACGTTATTGGGTAGAGTACATACATTTAATCCCGAATCTGTAAGGTCCATGTGATAGAGGATTTCATCAACTTTGTCAACATGTTCTAGTCCATCAATAACTAGATATGTTTCTGTTGGGTATGTTTGATTGAATACACTTTCTAAAGCTTTTTCCAAATCATCAGATCCCGTAGTTGGGATAATCACAGTTGCAGTCATAAATTACCTATTTTGATATAATAAATCTACTAGAATCTTCCGTTCTGGATGTTGCATACTTATAAATTTCTTGCATAAATCTATCAGCCGGTGGTATATAATCAGGATTATTACTATTGTCCCGAGAATTGGCTTTTAACCATTTTATTAAAGGAGGAAAAATTACATTTGTTACCATCATAGCATCCAATGCACCCCTATCTTTGTCAAATTGATCCCTGGCCATTTTGATTGCAGCCGGATTAGTTAGTCTTTTGACTTTTTCTTGATATTCCATTTTAAGTTTTTTTGCTTCTTTTTTATATTTTTCATTGGCAGCATTATATAGCCTTAGTTCTTCAGAAGCAATTTTTGGATCAATAAGTTCTAATATATCACAGAAAATTTTCCAAGAGCCAATAGAACCACCTCTTGCTTCCATATCTTTACTTTCAAGTTCCGTTTTCATTGCTGCTGTAGAAGCATCATGTCGAATTTTAATGGACTCTCTATCTGATGTAGAAAATTTTATTTGCAAATCTCTTGTTTGTGGATTGTCCAACTCATATTTTTTCCATTCTTTTTTAAATCCATAAAATCCATATTTTAGAATTTCTGATGTTTCATGAGCTCTATCAAAATTAACTTTTTTTATGGTTACAGAATTTGTTTGTTTTTTCAAGGAAATAGGTAATAAATCCCCAGACTCAATTAATTCATTAACCATATTATTCATGATATCAAAACCATAAGCTTTACCTTTACCCTTGACGTAATCAGCAACATTGGCTTTTATTCTTTCTCTAGCTTTATTTGTAGCAAAGTATATATCAGCTGGTGACCATTTATTAACATCGCCGAATTTTGGATCTGCTTTATTTTTATTGGCAACTTTGAATAAATCTTCTAAATTTTTCATTACATCTTTATCACCACGAAAATACCAAACATCACTTGTACTTGGTTTTTTATTAAAACCTTTTGAAATTGTAGAAATGTCTTCAACTAGTTTTTTACCAATTAAACAGGATGATGTATACCAACCCTTGTCAAACATCAAAAATCCTTCAATTTCACCATAAGGTATTATTCTTGAACCTGTTGAAGCTTCTGTAAATTTTTCGTATATTTTGTGTAATGAATCACTATTATTTTTGAATACACTCTTCCACTTACTTTCGAATCCGGTGAATGTATCTAATCCCTTACTTTTATCTTTTGGATCTAAAAATTCGTTTAAATTTTTACCTTTAATTGTTAAGTAATCAGCAATAGCACAGAAAAAAGCTTGTGATGATTCGGCTAAAGAAGTTGTATCTGTCATTACTATATCCCAAATAAAGATATTTATCGAATGATATCAATATCTTTTCCTGAGGTCCATACCTCAAGTTCAGTCCTCAATCGACCTTCAGACTTCAAAGTTTCATAACGGTTTGTTGCTTTCCTTTTCCACCATTCTATGATATTTTCCAATTCAAACTTATCATAATTCTGACCTTTAATCAAGTTGTCAGTTTTACCATTAACTACATCAATATAGTTTTCAAATCCATAATCAGATATGTAATACCTTTTTTGTTCAGTTAGACTTTTAGCATTTTCAATTATTTTATTAAAATGTTCACCTTCTACTGAACCTTTTAGAGCCTGCTTAGTCAAAGCAATGATCCTTTGTGAAATCTTGAGTTTTCTACTAGAAGCATTATCATCCACAATTTTTCCAATCTTTTCTTCCATGAAGTTTTTCAAATCCTCAAAAGGCTTACCATTCATCATAGGAAGAAAATCTGAATCAGTCAAACCTTTAAATCTAATATAAGGTTTCATGCCATCGTACTGAGATACAGATTTTGAACTACCATAAAGTGATGTAGTTTCAAATAAACAGAGATTCATATCATATTTCTTGTTACAAATCTCTCTTACTGCATGTGAACAACAAATAGCAGCCAATAATTTACCACCAAGATAGTTATATCCAAATGGTTGTGATGGAACAATAACAAAACCCATTAGTGTAGTCTTGTTAAATATTTTAGCATTTTCTATTGTTTGAGTGAATACCTGACCAAGCATTTCGTTACGAGGTTTACAATTAATCAATGGCGAACCAAGACGAATAAATCCAACATATTTACCAGTATTCTTTTCAAGAACAGCGAGTTTAATATTTTTACCAACAGGTGCAATATTAATATGTGAGGAGGTGATACTCAATAATGTTTCCCATTGTGATCCTGGAATCTCAACAACATCTAAATCCATATCATTTGGATGCATATTGAAATCAGAGAATAGATCATCTTCTGGTGGAAACAATGCATTGGTTGGTATATCAGATAAAGATGCCAACTTCTGATCTTTCATATACTCATCTATACGACTAAAATTACTGAAATAGTCTTCGTATACTTTAGAAACGTGTATGGCATCTTCTTTTTCAAAACTCATACTTTAAAACCTTCAAATTTACTTTTCATATCAGTCTTTGGAACCTTATCATAACCGGAGTCAACAATTTCATCTTGTGCTGACTGTTCAACATCATACAATTTCATCTTACTCCTGTCAACACCGATCACTCCACGTTTCATAAAGGTAGGATCAGAGTATCGATTCTTCAACTGCTTCACCATGATCTGTCCTAACTCTTCCAGTTCTTCGGAGGAGATCAATGCAAACATTAGATCGGCGGTTGCTGGGAGTCCGAATGATTCCGAGGTATCCTCCAATCCAGGATCAGAGCTGTTAAATCCTGCTCTTGTAGTCTGTGTAGCACTGACAACAGGCACAGAATATTCCACCGCAAGTCCACGAAGTTCTTCAGCAATGGATTTGACGTAGGTATAGGAGTTAATGCTAGCACCAGGTTTAATACGAGCAGAAGTGCAGATATTAAGATAATCAATAAAGATGATATCAGGTCTGAAGTTGCGTTTAAGATGAAGTTCATTTAATAAAGTCCTAAAGTGTGTGGCCGATGCGGATGCAGTCGGATACTCTTTGATAATCAATTTACCCGTTGTCTTACTACGAACACGAGCAACCTTTCTATCATATTCTTCTTTGGAAAGTTTTTCTAATTCATCAACTTTGACATTGAGAAGATTTGCATCAATACGTTCTGCAATCTTCTCTTCTGCCATTTCTAACGTGATATAGAGTACACTTTTACCTTTTACCAAACATCCAGCCGCAACATGACACATGAACAAACTTTTACCAACACCAGTTCCGGCAAGAGCAATGTTGAGTGTTTTACTTGGAAGACCACCTTTTGTAATCTTATTGAAATAATCTAGATCAAAAGGGATTCGTTCTTCTTTACGGTGATAGAATTCATATCTAGCATCCGAGTTCTCAAGGTAATCATGACCTACCGAATTGTCAAAGGATATTGCAAGCGCATCAGAAAGGATTTTCGGGATTGCACCCTTTTCGTGACTTTTATCTTTCCCATCCAATATGGAAATCGATTCAAGAACTGCGTTATATACTGCTTTTTCTTGACAGAATTTTTCTGTTTTGTCGATGAGCCATTGTTCTTCCGAAACAGAGAGGCTAGAAGTTGATTTGATTTCTTGTAGATAATCTTCAAACTTCTCAATTTCTTCACCTGTGATATTTCTCTTTTCCTTGATGGCAATACTAAGTGCATCAAGTGAAGGCGATGCATTGTATTTGTTCGCAAATGCTTCGAATTCTTGAAATATATTCTTCTCTGTCCTGTCACTAAAATATTCCTTCTTTAGGAATGGCAAGACCTTTCTAAAATAATCTTCATTCTGAATTAGATTCCTCAAGATCAGTTGTTCCATTCTCATCAATAATTTCCTGTTCTAAATTTCCAGATATGATCTCAATCAACAAATTGCCAATGCAATTCTTGAAGTCTTCATTCTTTTCCAATTTCTTTGGTTTACTTACCTTGGATTCTAACACATCATAGTCAAAAAGTAAATAGGCCTGTTCATCTTTTTCTTCAAATTTAACCTTGCCATACTTAAAAATGGTCCCCTCATAGGGACCACTTAAAAGTTTGATATGAACTGATGTAGAATCGGTTACAGAATTAATATACTGGTAATCAACATTTTCAATCATCTTCTTCCTCACTAGAAATAATTTGGGTAGACGCTACCCGATACTTGTCTTCAATAAATTCCTTGAAACTATCATTGTTTATGATAGAACTCCAGAAATCTTTAGTGTTTGTGTCAGCTTCACGATACTTCTTATCTTCTACTTCCCCTGTGTTTGGATCGACTTTAGAGTACCATCCATTAGAGGGTTTGATGACATGGCCGGATTCAATTGCAAGATCAAGAAGACCAGACCACTTGCTAAGCCCACCGTCATAAGATACAGTAATAGGGATTTTAGACTTTTCTTTGACATACCTTGACTTCTCCACATTGATAATGAAATCGTAACCAACGATCTCTTTTCCTTCTTTTTCTTGTTGTCTACCAATGATATAGATATTGTCTGCTGAATAATATGAACCGGTACCACCACCTACAATATCTTTGGGATACAATCCAATTTCTTTATATGTATGATTAACCACGACCATAGGAATGTCCTTCATGGTCAAATGTGGAGTAATCATACGGAACAATGATTTAACCTGTTTTGCACGACTCATATCCGCAACAGATTTGCCATCAAGAGCATCATCAACTTCTTTCTTAGATGCAAGATTACCAATAGAATCAATAACAATAATCAGATGATCTCCACGTTCAAGACTACTCAACTGATTCATAATATCAAACTTCAACTGTTCAATATCAGTTAGAGGAGTATGAAGTACCCGATTAGTATCAATTCCAAAAGAATCAAAGTAAGACTGTGGTGTGCCAAATTCACTATCATAGAATAAGAGAGCTGCATCTTCGTATTTCTCCAAATATGATTTAGCCATCAACAGACTAAATGAAGTTTTAAAATGTTTACTCGGTCCGGCCCACATAGTAAGACCTGGAGTAAGACCACCATCCAACTTACCAGACAATGCAATATTGATTGCTGGAATAGAAGTAGGAATCATGTCCTTCTCATTGAAGAACTTTGACTTTGCTAGAATTGCAGAATCCTTAATAGTAGAATTCTTTTTGATTTTATCTAGAATACTCATTTATCACCTTAATTAAAAAAGTCAGCTAACGAACTTGTTTTTTCAGTTTTCCAACCGATAGAATCCATAATAATCTTGATTGGATCTAAGAAAGTTTTATCGAATTGTACATCATAATCGATATACTTGTCAAGCCCCAATTCTGTTGGAAGTTTCTGTGGATAAGAAATAACATCTTCTTTGATTGGATTTGGCATTTTAAGATAAGTGAACTTCAACTTTTCCCCTTCTTGGATCAAAGGATATTGCTTGTCGAGTCCATTCTGTTTCAGATAATAATTATATAGAATTGCACCACGAACATGAATTGGACAACTTTTCTTATACAATGAAACAGGATCAGACCACTTTTGAAGACCATTTACTCCACGGGGGAATGAAATATCCTCAGCAGACTGACTCTTGAATTCACTTCTGAATTTTTCAATAAACTCTTGAACTTTAGATTCTGTTCCATTCAAAAGAACCTTAATCAATTCAGCCATTCTTTCACGAATGAATGCTGGAGTTGAAGATTTGATCATTTCAAGACCCATGACTTTAATATCAGGTTCTTCAAACTGAACACCTTCATTGTTATATACATTCAAAATATAACGCTTCTTGGCAGTCCAAATACCTTTGTCCGCAAGAGCCTCTCGCTTCATTTGCATTTTTTGATCATAAGCGAACACATAGTCAGCAAGTTCTCTGTAACTTCTATCGATAAATGGTTGAATCTTTTCTTCACAGAATTTATCCATGATGGAGATAGTTTTGAAAGTGTCACCTCGGTGAAGAGAAAACTTATGTACCATCGGCCCAAGATTGAGATAAATCGAGTCAGTATCAGACGCAACCACATAATCACTACTAGTCTCCAATAAATTATTCATAAACTCATTCAGTTTCTTTTCGATCCAACGAATAGACAACTGACCTGCCATTGTTACACCCAATGCCATACGCAAATCGTAGAATCTGAAATACTGTGAACCGGTTGCACCATAAGCAGAATTCAAACCAACTTTCTTAGCCAATTCAATGTTCTTATATTTTGCTACTGTTTTTGAAATCTCAAACTTCTTCTTTTCATCATGTTCATTGACATACTGTTGCTTGGCTTCAAGCATCATCTTCTTGAACTTCTTTCGATCATTATACATTTCTTCTAACATTCTCGGTAAGAAACCTTGAATATCGGTCCTAAAGAACTGACCGTTAGGAGTCATGGTAACATTTAGACCTTCAAGGGCACTCAAATCAATTTGTTTATGCAACATTTTTTCAACAGTAATACCTTGAGACAGAATATCACGCATTTCTTGTGTGTAATCTTCTGGTTCAATCAATGTTTCTGGTGAAATATTATACTGCATCATCAAATGGGGATATAGAGAATTCAAGTCGAAAGATGCAACCCAATTGTGCATACCAACTTGAACTTCTTTTACATAAGCACCCTCAAAGGACGCATCCTTCTCTTTAACAACTCTTGGGGGAACGATAATGTTCCGTTCCAACAAATGAGAATATGTCAGAGCATCCCACATTCTGGTTTGTGCAAAGATATCCTCATAGTTTGATTTAGTATCATAAGCAAGAGTCAAACCCAACTCAAGAAGCCTTAACTTATCTTCAAGACGAACAATAAGTTCAACGTCTTTGATATTATATTCGATGAATAATTGAAAGTTTTCTTTATACAGATTATGCAGGTTTCCATACTCTTCATAAGACAACTTACGTTCTTTCAACTCAACATGAGCAATATTATCCAAACGATAAGATTCTTGAGTCTTGCCGTTTGGAGCGTACCACTTATAAAGTTCAATATAATCAAGTGAGGCGACACCTTCCATACCGTAGGCAATCAATTCTCGACCATTTACGTTAGTCTTACGTTCAGAGATATAATTCCAAGGGGAGAGTCTCCTGGTGTCATCCTCGCCAAGAATTTTACGAAAACGATTGACGATGTATGGAATATCGAAAAACTTGGTATTCCAACCGGTGATTACATCCGGACACCTTTCTGTCCAGAGTTTAAGGAACTGCCTACAAAGCGTCCATTCATCTTTGCATCGTAGATAGTGTTCATCACCTTTAGTTTCATATTCACCACAACCAAAGACCCAGGTTGCTCCATTTAGATATGTAACGGTGATAGCTGTGATAGGTTCATTTGCAAGATATGGATCCGGAAAACCATTCTCCGATCCAACTTCGATATCGATAATTGCAATAGAGACTTTATCGAAATCCCACTCAATTTGGCCTTTGTGTTGATCCGCAATAAAAGCATATTCAAACCTAGACTGACCATAGATTGTAGGTGCTCCAGAAACTTTCTCAAATTGCTTGATATAGTCACGAGCTTCACGCATCGTGCCAAAGATTTTCTGTTGTAGATTGTCACCCTTTAGTGACTTAAATTTAGATGGAATTTTAGAGGGAATGTAAAACGAAGGAGAATATTCAATTTTATGTTTTACTCTTTTACCGTTAACAACACCCCGATAAAGGATGTTGCTACCGGAAACCTGAACGTTTGTATAGAAATTTTTCATTTTATAAATATTATAGACTAACCTTGGAGAATTTCATGAATTATGAAAAACATTATTATACACTAATCAATAGAGCCAAGTCAAGACTCATAGAAGGATATGTAGAGAAACATCACATATTACCTAAATGTTGTGGAGGATCTGATGACCTTGACAACATTGTTATTCTTACTCCAGAAGAACATTATGTTGCTCATCTTTTACTTATAAAAATTTATCCCGATAATTTGGGTCTGTTATATGCAGCAAAAATGATGTGTGTAAAAAGTGACAAACATCAAAGAAATAATAAACTTTATGGATGGTTGAAACGCAAATATTCAGTATCATTAACTGGCGTTAAAAGAAAACAATACAACAAATCGGGAAAACCCAGAAAGGTTTATACGAAGTCTGGACAACCAAGAAAAGTCAGAGCCAAAGAAACTAAACCTAGAAAAAAAAGAACACTCACCGAAGAACATAAAAAGAAAATTGGATTGGCCAGTCTAGGAAGAACCAAAAGCAAAGAAACAAAACAACTTATTTCCACCAATTCAAGTTCCGCTCTACAAAAAAAGAAAGCGGAACTTGGATATGTTCGTTCCTATACTCCTAAGCGAACTATCCCGTAATCAAAGTCTTGTTAGGAAGTACGATTCCAGAACCAAAGATTTTGTCATAATTTGCTTTGAAATCTTCAGCAGGATCATAGGAGTATACTACATGAGCGAACTGAATGTCAATAGTTTTTCCTGTTTTGTCTTCTGCATGAAGAGGAAAAGGTGAAAATCCTACGTTAGGTCGACCATCTTGGCCACGAACAATAGAAATGCCAACTGGATTTTGTAATCGAATAATGCGTTCACTATCTGAAGAAATTTCTTCACCAAGAATATCTTCACCAGTAACAAGTTTAAGTGCAATAATTTTCATAATTTACCCCATAAAAAAAAGAAACCCCTCAGTTTGAGCATCGTTGATAGGCTTGAGGGGTTTTGTTAAAATGTCCAACTACACTCGTTATATACCGAGATGTACATTGTATAATTGGTAGCGGGTAGCAGAATCGAACTACTCTAGACTGGCTTATGAGACCAGTGATTTCACCAGAAATCTAACCCGCATCAAACTTAAGCGTCTTCAAAGATCAAGATAATATGATCGATTGGAATAATATATAGTTCATCTTCAACCTTGGTTGCCGCATTCCAGTTAATCAAAGCAACTTCATCGACAGTAATTTCATCAATTTCAGGTCCAATTGCAATAATCTTTGCTCTATCAGGATCTTGTGTTGACTTTAAAATAATTCCAGATTCAGTTTGCTTTGCAGCTGCAATACGTTCAACTAAAACATTCTTTCCAGTAGGTCTATACATAATTATCTCACTTCTGTTGTTAAATTGGCTGGTAAGGTGAGATTCGAACTCACATGTGACGCATTAACAGTGCGTTGCTTTGCCAGTCAGCCACTTACCAATAAATTGGTCCGGGTAACACGATTCGAACATGCGACCCTCTGGTCCCAAACCAGATGCTCTACCAAACTGAGCTATACCCGGAAAATATACTGGTTACGCTTCCAGTGTCATCATTTCGTTATGACCGTTCTATGTTCACGCCAGTGTTTTATTTTAAATCGCTTCTGGTCTTCGATCTTTTTGACCTACTATCTTTCGGTCACGTTTTGGAGCCCTTTGCCGGAATCGAACCGACTATTTCCTGCTTACAAGGCAGGCACATCGCCAGCAATGTTTAAAGGGCATTTAATTTACGATCCAGTTCACTCTGGATCTTGTGTTTTACCTTAGGTGTTGAATTCTTTACCAATGCTTCTTGTAGTTGTACAATACTGTGTGCCTTCCAATTTGGACGACCATGACGAGTATGCATTGGATTACTAATTTTCTTAACACTCATAAAACACCTCATAAATTGGAGCGGAAGACGAGACTCGAACTCGCAACATCTGACTTGGAAGGACAGTACTCTACCAATTGAGTTACTTCCGCATTTAAATTGGAGCGGGATGACAGAATTGAACTGTCAACTGGACCTTGGCAAGGTTCTATTTTACCTTTAAACTAATCCCGCATTGTTCAAACATTATACTTTATATATGCCTCTTTGGCAACCTTTATTTGGCACCCCGAGAGGGAATCGAACCCCCATTCTGGCTTTAGAAGAACCATGTCCTTTCCATTGAACGACCGGGGCATAATTGGTGGGCCTCGCAGGGCACGATCCTGCAACCTACGAATTATGAGTTCGCTGCTCTACCAATTGAGCTAGAGGCCCTTAAAACTTTTTCCCTGTGAACTTATTTTTTTGTATTCTGGTATCCACTTATTCCAGAGTTTTGACAGTCTGGGTTGAGATGAATTTATCAACCTGGCAAACTCACAAACCGACTTACATTCAGAACTTATAAAATCTGTATATAAGTTTTCAGCAAGTTTTTTAGTCTTTTCGTAATTTGAATGTGATCTACAATATTCAACATCAACATGATGTGTTTCTTTCTCACAAATTTTACATTTTCCTACTGATTTAGGATTTCTACCTAAAATCCAACCACTAGGAATTTCATCCTTTAAGAATTTTCCATTTAATAATGTTATAGGATCATAATACCATTTTCTACCAAAAGAACCGTTTTTATGACCTTTTCTATTTTTAGAAATTTCCGAATATCTACGCTTTAACCAACCATAAAATTTATTATTTCTTTTCAAGAAATTATTATTACAACACATCATTAAAGCTGCATGTATTAATTTATGATTATTTGGTTCCATTTTCACCAATAATTGGTGAGCAACATAATGTTCTTCTGGAGTTAATGCCACAAGATTTGTTTTTTTGTTGCTTCCACCTAAACATCTAGGAATAATATGATGTATTTCAACATACCCATCAATATTCCTAGTTTTAGCTCTTTCAATTAAAAGTTTATAATGTTTTTCGTAGTTCATTATAATAAAATTGGTGCGGGTAGTCGGACTTGAACCGACAAGGATTTCTCCGGCGGATTTTAAGTCCGCTGCGTCTACCAATTTCACCATACCCGCTTTATTTGGTGCCCTCGGTCAGATTCGAACTGACACTGGACGGCTTCTAAGACCGTTGCCTCTACCAATTGCGCTACGAGGGCATTCATTCAGTTTATGTGGACCATTATAACAAATGATCCACATGTTGTCAACCACTTTTTTGGAGCTCCTAGATGGATTCGAACCATCGTCTCCTCCCTACCAAGGAGGCATGTTACCATTACACACCATGGGAGCAAACCTTTTTAGATCAAATCCTTTAGACGGTCAGCACAATGACTGGCAGCCCAACTGTTTGGTTTGACCATTGGTGTTAAATTACAAGTGCCTCTTATGTACCCTATTGCTTG